CTCTTTATTATATCTATTAAAAAAGTCTATAGCTTTCTGAGCTTCTGGCGTTAACCTTGACCCAGATTTTATTTCTTCATAATATTTAGTTTTTTGATCTTCTAAATATTTTTTAGCTGTAGCCACCTCTTCTTTAAATGCTAGTTTCTTTCTTTTAATGTCTCGATCTTCATCTATGTCTTCGTCATAGTTAAAATTATCTTCCATTAAAAAGTTGATTTCTTCAGCAGATAAATGTGGTTTTGTTTTTTTATAATATTCGTGTAGAACTGACATGTTATCTAAATTGCTAATATCTTTATTTAAATTAACATAGTCTTCAATAGTTCCACCGGTATTTTCCATAAAATCTACAAGCTTCTGTATATTTTCTGGCATTGGTTTTCCAGTAGCCTCAGCTTCAATTACAGCTTCTTCTACTTTGTCAACTAAATCTTTTAAAGCCTCGTTAGGTTCTTCAGATACTTCCTCTAAAGCTATTTCTTCAATAATGGGTTGTTCATTTTGAACGGTCTTTTCCCTTTGTGATACTTCTTCAACCACTTCTTGTACAGTTCCGGTTTGTTTATCTGCAACCATGTCTGTTGCTTCTTGCTTTGTATCGGCATCTTTAGTCAAGTCTAATTTAACTGTTGTTTCTTCTTTAATACTTTCTGGTGTTTTTGAAAGATCCACTTTTACGGTATCACCTTGATTTAATGTTTTTTTACTTAGTTTCTTTTTAATTTTTTGTTTTTCAACTGTATTATCTACAATTGGTTCTTCTTTTTTAGCCATAATATAATAATATAAAAGTTAATAAATAATTTATCTTGGTCCAAAAGCAGACATATCTAATCCGCCTAATACATCATTACCAGATGATTCAAACTTTTTAGGTGGTTTACCTGTCTTTCTTTGGTCTATAAGCTCACTTTGTTGTGAAGCTTGTATTCTTGTTCTTTCGTCTTTACGATCTTCTTTTTGTTTTTCTTTACTTTTTTGATTTTCAACATCCATTTGTTTTAGCTGGTAGTTCATTTCAAACTCTAATCGCATAAGTTGTTTTTTGACTTCAGCTTCTGTCATTAACTTGTTTTGATCTAATTGAGATTTAAATTGTTCCATCTGCATTTGACCTTGCATAAGAATTTGTTGCTTTTGAATTTCAGCCTGTGCTTGCGCCTGAGCAGTTTGAGCGTTTGCTAAAGCTTGATTTTGAGCTACGGCTCTTGCTTTTTCTTCATCAAGAGCTAATTTTCTTTTGCGTTTTATTTTCAATAATTGATTAGCAAGTTTTACGTTTCTAACATTTCTAAGGTCAATAGCATCTTCTAAATCAATATTATTTTGAGCTAAGGCCATTTGTATATTATTTTCTAGTTGAGCTTTTTCTTCTTCATCTGGAGCTAACTCAATAAATATACCAAAGTCATATAAATGTAAATTTTTCATTTCATTTAATGTAGCAACGTTATGAGCGCCTATAGCTTGAATAAACGCCTCTGCTGAAGGAGAATATTCTAATATATCAGATATTCTCAACGATAAAGCCTCTGCGGTTTCAGTAGTTAAAAACATTCCAGCTTGTAGTATATGTCTAGTAGCTGTATTTGAATTAGCAGCGGCTAATTTTTGTAATCCAACCAAAGCGTTTTTATCTGGAGTTGATCCATCGCGAGCTTCGTTTAATCCTGTTACGTCGCGAATCATTTGCAAATAATAATTATAGTTAGATATTAACGCATTAATTTTACCTCCATTGGCATTGCTATTAATTGCTTGAATTGGTACTTTACCAGGATTCATGTCACCGTCTTGCGTAAATGATCTACCAATAACAGAACCAGTTTGGAAAAACATATTTAATGCTTCTTGTGGATTGTAGTTTGTTCCGTTACCTAAATCGATTTCAGCTAAACCATCTGCGTCAAGATAAACCCCATCAGGAACCATTCTTGACATTACCTGTTGTAACTTCAGATGTGTTAATTGAATCATGTCAGCAAAAGAAGTAATTCTTCCTACTAAAGATTCAATCTTACCTTTATAAATTCTAGGAGCAACGATACTATAGTTCATTTTAACTTTAGTATAATCACTTTTTGGTCTAAGCATATTTTTGCTTATTTCCCATTTTAAAAGTTTGTCAGTACCTATTATGTAAGCTCCTTCATATAAAACTTCAACAGCTCTTTGTAATCTTGAGAAGCCCTCAGCATCTGCTGGTGGATTAAAACTATCATCTTTAGCGATAATTTTTTCCATACCATTATTAGTCTCTTTTAATTTGTAAACTTCGTTCATATAAGTTTTATAATTAAAATACAAAACTTGAACTTTATTACTATCTAACTCTTCGTAAGAAGTATATTTTCCAGAAAATTGATTATTGTTTTTTACAATATCTTCAATTTCCATTTGATTTAAATGAGGAAATTGCTTTACTAATTCGTTTATTGGAATGTTTTTAATTTCACCAACATAATATATATCATCAAAATATGGGGATTCTGAAAAAGAATATACAATATCAGCTGGATCAACATATTCTACAATAGCGCCTTCGGATGTGTTAAAAGATGTTTTTACAGCGCCAATACCAAGCACTGCTAAGTCATAGTAAAAACGCTTTTTAATTAAATCATATTTACTACCGTTAAACAATACGTTGATAGCTTGCTCTTCAGCTAATTCTACAGCCTGCTTATATTCAAGCTGCATATGAAGTTGTAGTTCTTCTTCATTTTGCGGTATTGTTTTTGGATCATTATTATATATGTTTATTCCAAAAGCTTTTTGAGAAAAATCAGAAATTTCTTTCGTCTGCATATCCTCAATAATAGAATTCATATATCTTGTTCTTTTTTCTACACCAAAAGAATCTTGAGAGTATGCTTTCACTTCATATTCTTTGTCTGCCATTCCATTGACAAGAATGTCAACAAATTTTGGAATAATAGGAACTGGCTTCCAATCTAAGTTTAAATAAGATAAATCACCGTTAACTGATAATTCGTCTTTATATTTTTGTATTGATTGTTCTCCTCTAGCATATAACCGCAGTCTATGAAATTCTGTTTGATTACCAGAATACCTACTGTTCGTACCGTAATACTTTGTTCCAACGCTACCAACGTTGTCGCTATACCACTCTTGCTCAATTGCTTTAGCTATTTTTAAGCCATAATCAAAACTTATTTTCTCAAGATCACTTACTGCTTGAGATGGAAAATTATTTTTAGTTGATCCGGATGTATATGCCATTTCTATTTTATTATCTTAGAAAAACTACCTTCATTACTAAACCTAGCAATGTTAAGGTTTAATTTATTTTTTTCTGTTCGCTGAACAGGCGTGTATAAATGTCTATTGCAAGCCATAATAGCTAAACCAGAACTTATAGACGCGTCAAACTTTGTTCTTTTATTTATATCAAATCTAGCCCAATCATTTAGCGTGCTGTTAAAATATATATTACCATATTCACCTACTTCTTTAATTCCAACGTGATCATTAATATACATTTCAATAGCGGCAGCATGAGCTTGTTTAATATCTTCACTAGAGTTTGGTATTCCTCCAATCTCTTTTTCGGCTACAGATAATTTATTCCAAACCTTATCTGGTCTGTTCATGCTAAATGCTCTATAACCTCTGCGTTTCAAATAATATAATAATCTTGGTTTATTATTCTCTGCTAGTATTGGCATGCCATAAAATACTAATGCCATCAATACATCTTCAAAAAATATTTCAGCGGTCTGTGGTCTAGCCAAATATTCTAAAAAGAAATGATTTGGCGGAGCGTTTTCCATTGAAAACTTTGTTAATCCATGAAGTGCTCCTTTAGATCCTTTACCGTCTACGGTGCCACTTATATCGTAACTATCACAGCCAAAAGCACCGACGTGCTCATTGCCAGGATATTTTACTCCATTTTTAAGTATTACACGATTTTGTAAATCTACACTAGGAACCCAGCTAATATTAAATCTTCCATTAGGGTCTGGTCTAAAAATTACTTTAGTATCTTTAACTCCATTTATCCATTGAAAGTTGCCTTTAGTTACCGCTGCTGAGCTTCTTATTCCATCGTTATAGTCTATTTGCTCATATATTTTAGTAAGATTAAACAAACTATTTTTTGTTTCATCTCTAAATGCGTGTTCTTCTGTTCTTGGGAACTGGCGATAAAATTCATTTAAAGCGTCTTGATCGTCTTTTAAACCATCAACCTCATTTTCCCAGTGATTTATAACGCCTATGTCTATTAATTCGCCGTCTGGTCCATAAACATCTCGTTCTGGAGTAGTAAAGACAGGTCTTCCATGTTCATCAATAAATCCTTCAAAGTTCCATTCCATTGGAATAAACAAAGCATATAAACCAGATTTTGTTTGACCATTTCTATTTCTTTTTGTGACATCGCTGTCGTTATATATTTTTTTATAATTATCTCCACCTTTATCTAGAGCATTAGATGTTGAACCCATCATACATTTTCCGACAATTCTACTACCTAATCGTAAACATGTTTTTGTTACTCTCCAGTTGTTTAATATATTATCTGGCCTTTCCCATTTACCACTTTCATCGTGAACTAATAAATCAAGTTTTTCTCCATCATAGCTATTGTCCCCGGTATTTTTCCAATCTATCGTCGTGTCAAGGCCAACAAGTTCTTCTAGTTTTTCTTTAGATGTAATTTTTCTACGAGTGAGTTTACTAGCTGGAACACGATAAGCCAATTCTGATTTGGGTCTATCCATACCATCTTGGATAGGTTTGAAAAAGAAAGGATAATTAATAGATATAGGTACAACTTTATCGGTAAACATTTTTTTAGCATCAGATCCTGATTTTGATAATATACCAAATCTACTATCACTTGACAACGTTGCTAAATGAACTGTTTCTGCTGACGACATAAAAGAAAAACCACTACGTCTATTCTTAAGATAACACATACCATAACATCTAGCATCCGCTTTACAAGCTTCCCAAAATATAAAGAATAATCTATTTGCTTCACGAAAATCTGGGGCGCCAACATCTATCTTACTCCATTGCAAGTACATATAATGACTGCCTGTAATATACGTAGACTCTCCACCATTATTAAACCAAAAACCTTGAT